TTCTGAGAGGCACCAAGCAGGATGGAGAAGAACAAACCAATAACAACAATTGAGCCTAATAGCATCAAAACTTCCTTACGTTCCATGCAGAAAGTACGCGGGCTTGAATGTGCACGCGTTCCAAGCGCTCACCCTCGATCATGATCGGTGGGTAGATAGGGTTGTCTGAAATCATCCGTAGCGCACCGTCCGTCATGCGCTGTAGGCGCTTGATAAACAGGTCTCCGTCCATGGTGAACACATAGATGGCATCGGTGCGAATCTCTGTGATACCCCGGTCCACCAGCAGCGAGTCACCATTGCTGAAGGTGCCAGCCATGCTATCTCCGTCGCCGGTGATGATTGCCAGGTTCTCAATACTCGAATAGTTGAGGCCCTGGCCACGAAGCCAGTCCAGGTGGATGGTGATGCTTCTGACGGTGTCGAAGTGTTCCGGGGGATGTTTCCCCGGGCCCATGGATGCGGAAACGTCCAAATGCCTGATCGTTAGGACCGATGGCGCATGCTGATCAGCGTTCGCAATGAGCGCAGAGTTATCGGCCATCCAGCCCCCGAGTCCCCAATGTTCCATGGGCACCGAGTCAGAAAAGTAATCGATCAGCTGCATCAGCTTTCCCTTATCGATTCGCCCCTCTTTAACCCATCCCTGGACAGACGGAGGCTTCACGCCAAATCGTTTGGCGAGCTCCACTTTTGAAACGTTCTTGGCGCGGCGAGCGGACTCGATGGCGGCGCCTAATTCTTTACCTGTAAGCATTGCCTAATTAAGCCTTTCGCTAGTTTGAGTAGGCAATGACTTGTACAAAATTAGCCAATGCCTTATTTTTGCTCCGTCAGTCACGGAGAAAATCCCCATGAAACCAGCAGAGGCAGCTCTTGCAGCGGCCAAACTCATTGGCAGCCAGGCCGAAATGGCACGCCTGCTTGACGTAAAGCCGCCCACTGTCAGCCAGTGGTGTTCGGGGGAGCGTCCAATTCCAGCGGCTCGGGCCGTCCAGATCGAAACCCTTACCCAAGGTCAGATCAAACGCGAAAGCCTTTGCCCTGGTTTCCCTTGGGCTAGCGCGGCGGCCTGATCATGAGCACGGACAAATTAAGCTCCGACCAGGCCTCAAGAGCACGCGAGTTCGAAGCCCTGTTCTTGACCCGACTTTTGTCGGTGGGCCAGAAGAACCTGGCGACTTCAGTCGACTTGAGCGAGTCGGCTATTTCCAACTGGAAAAAAGAGGGAATCATCGAGCGCTTCTGTAAGGCGCTGGCGGTTCTTGAGCTCCAGATGGTTCCGCAATCAGCCATCGTCACGAACGCAGACTATTTGCGCTCGCTTGAAACCCTGGCAGAGCTGGGGCTCAAGGCCGAGAAGAAGCGGCCTGGCCCTTTGGGGTGGGACTGATCATGGATTGGCTCAGGCTCTGGCACGACATGCCCAACGACCCCAAATGGCGAACCATCGCCCGCGTATCGGCACAGCCAATTTCCCTGGTTCAGGCCATGTATGTGCACCTGCTCGTTGATGCGTCACGCAATGTCACACGCGGTCACGTGACAGTCACGAAAGAGGACATTGCGTCAGCTTTGGACGTGACAGACGAACAAGTCGAGTCAGTTTTAGAAGCCATGCAGGGCCGTGTTTTGGATGGCGACTACGTCACTGGCTGGAGCAAGCGGCAGCCCAAGCGCGAAGACGTCGGGAGCCCTGAAAGCGGCGCCAAATCAGCGGCCCAGCGCAAAAGGGATCAGCGCGAACGCCAGAGAACAGCCCAGGAAACACCAGAGAGTCACAGCGAGTCACGCGAGGTCACGGGAAGTCACGACAGAGAAGAGGAGAGGAGATTAGATACACCTCCACCTCCACTTCTTTACGCGAGCGGAATTTCCGATTCCCGCACCAAGTTCTGCATGACCAAAGACTGGCTTCCCTGTGAGAAGTCCTTTACCGCCGTGCTGACCATGAACGCAATGGCGGGGCAGACGCTCCACGCCGACCAGCTTCTCGAATTTAAATCATTTTGGATCGCATCCCCCGACGAGCACCGCACCCACGCCAAGTGGGAGCACGCGCTTGCTATGGCCATGAAACGCGATCTTCGCAACGCACAAGCCGCTGGGAGAAACACCAATGGGCAAGACTCTGGATTACCGCGAAATACCCAAAACCATCAGGGCGGTAGTTCCCAAGGTGGCTACCAACGATCTCCAAAACCGCGCCCCCTCTCTGCTCCAGACCGTGTCCGAGCCGCAATCGCCGAGCGAGATGCTGCCTCAGCGTCTGATGGATCAGCTGTGGGTCAAGATGGCTGAGTTCTACGGCCACCGCTGGACGTCCAGCTTTGGCGTGATAGCAGATCCGGAACACACCTGGGCCAGGGTCCTTTCGGGTGTCACGGGCGCACAGCTCGCCAATGGCCTGCATGCGCTGATTGAGCGCGCCGCCGAATTCGACTGGCCACCGCCGGCGAACGTGTTTCTGTCGCTGTGCCAGCAGGTCAAGGGACTGCCAACCGAGGCCCAGGCCTGGGACGAAGCCCGGTCAGGCCAGTACAGCCATCCTGCCGTTCGCATCGCAGCAGAAGCCACCAGCACGTTCGACCTGCACGGCGCCGAGAACGGGGACAAAGCCTTGCGCCAGCGCTTCGAACGCAATTACGCGATTGTCATGCGCCGCGCACAGACCGGGCAGCCGCTGGAAGGGCGCATTGCCAAGGGCCTGAGCCACGACAGCATGCGGCCGCGTGAGCAGGTCCAGCTTGAGCACTCCCGCCAGGAAGCCGACCGCATCGTCGACGTCCTCGAAATCCCCAAAGACCCCAACGCCTGCCGCGCCATGCTGCTGGCCAAGCTCGGCATCCGGAGAGACAAGCATGTCTGACCTCAAGCCCGTGTCATTCGTCGTGCCAGGCGAGCCCCAAGGCAAGGGCAGGGCGCGCATCGGCAAGGTCGGCAACTTCGCCCGCATGTACACACCGGCCAAAACCGTGGCCTACGAAGGCTTGGTAGCTCTCGCCGCCCAGGACGTCATGCAGGGCCGCGCCTTGATCGAGGGCCCGGTGATGATCGAACTGCGCATCGTCCACGGCGTGCCTAAATCCAAGTCGAAGAAGTGGAAGGCCCAGGCACTGGCGGGCGAGATCCCGTGCACGAAAAAGCCAGATGCGGACAACGTCCTCAAAGCCGTCTGTGACGCTCTCAACGGCGTTGTTTTCAAGGATGACGTGCAGGTCACGGATGGATCGTTTAGACGGCGCTGGGGCGATATCCCGGGGGTTCACGTCCGCATCGTGCCGCTATGCCAGTGAAATACAGAACTACGCAAAACTACGCACCAAGGGGAGATTCATGAAACTTATCAGCGCACGGCAGGCCTGGCGGGAAGCGTTGCACGAAAGCCGAGACTCGGTACTTGCCGCTGCCGCCGAAAAAGTAAAACTGGGCAAGCGGGGCAGGGTGATCGGCGAGACCATGCCGTCGATGCGCGACAGCAACGGCCGGTGCGCCCACATGCTGGCCGCTGGGCTGGTGCAGTCGGCAATCGGCACGCTGCCCAAGCCCCTGCAGCACTTGGGGCACGCGCTGTACTCGCCTGTAGCCAACGGCCAGGACATCAACGTGGCGCACGCCCTGGTGTGGCTGACGGTCGAGCTGGACGATTGCACGGCCAAACGCCGCGAGGTTGCCTACTGGATGGCCCTGGCCGCGATCAAGAGCCACCAGGCCGCGGTCAATGGGCGCGAAGCCTGGGGCCCCGGGCGGGTCAGCGAGTTCGTCCGCGACTGGTACGGCACGAAGGTCAGCGTTGCGAACTGGGCCAGGGACTGGGCAGCGATCTGGGCGGCAATCGCCAGCACCGTGGACCAGCTCGACGCGAAGGCGTTGAAGCCAGTTGCTGCGGTGATTGTGCGGATGACGGCGCGTGTCGGGGGCAGCCTGTGCCGCTGGGAGGTCCACGACCGCGAGCACGTCGCCGAGGATCGATCTGTACGCTACGCGGCGCGCCGTGAGGAATCCGTGCTTGCGCTGCGTGAGCGCCTGACCGCGATGGACACCCCGCAGCTGCGGCGTTGGCTGAGCCGCATGCAGGTCTACGGCGAAGCCTACCGGGCCGAATGGGGCAGCGATGTGGTCGAGAATCCAGGCCGCCACCTGATCTACTTGGACCGGGTCGCCGAGTACTGGAACCAGCGCCAGCGCGCCGGTGACGTATCGAAACGGGTGGCGTAGTATCGAGCAGCACAGTCAGGAGGTGATCATGAGCAAACTGGAAGAGCTGCAGGAAATGATTCGGAGCCAGAGCAAGGAGCGGTTACCCGATCTGCCAGCTCAGTTGCTGGCGAGCGAGGAAGGATGGGCCGAGGTGTTGGAAGCAATTGAACCCCGTGTTGACCCAGTTCCGCGTCGGGCTGGTCCAATGGTGTTCGATGGAATCACCGTAGTGATCGATCCAGAGTTGCCACCTGGTGAGTTCAAGCTGCTGTTTTTGAGTGATCTGCGCCGGTAATTTCTCCCGCTTGACCAAATGATGAGTGTTCCGGTACATTTTCACCACGTTGCAAAGTTACGCCCAACTCCCAGAAACCCGCCTAGAGCGGGTTTTTTGTTGTCCAAAATTCAATCCTGAGCCTCGCCATCGTGCGGGGCTTTTTCGTTCCTGGAGGCCCACATGAAAGCCCCAGTCAGGAGTTCACAAATGGCAAACCCGGCGCCAGAAGGGATTATCGAGGCGGTGGGTGTCTCCGTTGCCAACAAGGGGATGATTGTCGGCGGCGCGGCAGGCTTTGCCGGCTGGCTGTCCCAGGTCAATTGGATTGGTATGTCTGGCGTCGTGGTCGCGGTCCTGGGCCTGATCATCAGCACGTACTTCCAGATCCGCCGTGATCGCCGGGAAAACGCCGAGAGCCAGGCGCGCATCCAGGCCCTGCGCGATCAGTGCCAGCGATGAGCCAGGTACGCAACCGCATAGCCGTGGTCGGGTTGACCATGAGCCTGGCCGGCTTCGGCGCCTGGAAGGCCAACGAGGGATTCACCGACCACGCTGTGATCCCCACGAAAGGCGACGTGCCGACCCTGGGCTACGGCTCCACTCGCTACGAAGACGGTGCACCAGTCCGCATGGGCGATACCATCACCCGGCCCCGGGCCGAGGTCCTGGCCCGCAACCTGAACAGCCAGGCCGAGAAGGAATTCGCCGCCAGCCTGCCAGGCGTGAAGCTCTACCAGGAAGAGTTCGATCTCTACATGGACTTTGTCGGCCAGTACGGCATGGGCACCTGGCGCAAGGGTTCCCCGCGTCGCTACCTGCTGGAAGGCAACTACGTCGGCGCCTGCGAGGCGCTGCTGCTGTACCGATTCGCCGCCGGCTACGACTGTTCGGCCCCAGGCAACAAACGGTGCCCGGGCGTCTGGACCCGCCAGCTTGAGCGCAACGCCAAGTGCTTATCCGTCCAGTAACCAATTCCAACCCCAGCCAGCGAGGCAACGCTATGTCCCCGATCATGAAGTACTTCGAGTTCGCCCACCTTCCACCGAATCTGCAGGAGGTCAGCAAGCCTATCGGCGAGCTGGCTCGACTGATGGACCAGGCACTGCCTGATGGTGCCGAAAAGTCGGCCGGGCTGCGCAAGCTGCTTGAGGCAAAGGATTGCTTGGTACGGGCGAAGCTGGAGCAGCCGAAATGACCCAGCACTACATCGGCACGAAGATTGTTCTTGCGCAGGCAATGACCCGCGCCGCATTCCTGACTTACATCGACCGGGATATCGACCCCAAGACCAATGGCACCGATGACGGCTACCTGGTCGAGTACACGGACGGCGGCGCACCCAACCATCCAGGCCACCCTGGGTACATCAGTTGGTCCCCCAAGGCGCAGTTCGACAATGCCTATCGCGCAACTACTGGGATGAGCTTCGGCCTTGCCATTGAGGCATTGAAGCTGAACAAGCGCGTAGCGCGCGCTGGCTGGAATGGCAAGGGCATGTGGCTGTCGTTGGTAGGCGTGAAAAGCTCTTGGTGTGGAAGCATTGAGGGCGTCGAAAACACCATGCCTGTTGGCTGGCAGGGTTACTCGCCATTCATTGCCATGTACACCGCCGACGGCATGTTGGTTCCTTGGCTCGCCTCGCAGACCGACATGCTTGCCGATGACTGGCAAGTGATTGCCTGACCGGTGGCCACCATGATCCGGTATCTGATAGCCGCCCTGGTGGCCTGCCTGTTCCTGATCTACGGCGGATGGCAACGCATCCAGGCCCAGGCCGTTGCGCTCACAGCTGCAACAGAGCGCAACGCTCAGCTTGAGGCCGCCGCTGCTTCCCGCCGCGAGACCCAGCGCCTGCTGGCCCAGCTCGACACCGAACACACCCAGGAGCGCGAACGTGCGAACCAGACCAATGCCGACCTTCGTGCTGCTGTCGCTTCTGGCCAGCGCCGGCTGTCAGTCCCAGCCCGTTGCCCCTCTGTGCGAACCGCCGCCGGCACCACCGGCCTGGATGATGCAGAAGCGCGCGCCGAACTTGACCCAGCGTCTGCTCAACGAATTGTCGCCACCGCCAACGACGGCGACGACGCCATCAGGGCCTTGACCGGCCTGCAGGACTACATCAGCCGCTTTTGCCTCAAGGGAAACTGAACATGGCCCAGCAAAAATTCAAAGTCCGCTCTTTCGAGGAAGTCATCGATATCACCGCAGAGCGAATGGCGCTTGTCGGGGACGGGGTGCGCTTCTACACCGGCGAGCGTGTCACCTCGGCGTTCTCCCGTTACCTCTGGATTCAGGAGTTGCCGGCGCCAGAAGAGCCCGCGGCTCCAGCTGTCCCCGCAGTGCCTGAACCCACCACAGAACAACCGGCTGAGCCGATCGACCCAGCCTAAGGACAGTGAACCCCTATGGCCCTGACCGCAAAGCAGCAGCGTTTTGTCGCCGAGTACCTGGTGGACCTGAACGCTACGCAGGCAGCTATTCGGGCCGGATACAGCCAAAAGGGCGCAAAGGACCAGGCCTGGCAGAACATGCAGAACCCCGAGATCCTGGCCGCCGTGCGCGTGGCTATGGAGGCTCGCAACCAGCGCACGCAGGTTGACGCCGATTACGTGCTGGACCGGCTCACCGAGATTGACCAGATGGATTTGCTGGACATTCTCGAAGACGACATGTCGATCAAGCCCCTGTCCAGGTGGCCCAAGGTATGGCGCCAGTCCCTGTCGGGCTTCGACATTGCTGAAATGTTCGCGGGGGCTGGCAAGGAGCGCGACCTGGTCGGCCTGATGAAAAAGATCAAATGGCCGGACAAGGTCAAAAACCTTGAACTGCTGGGCAAGCACGTGAATGTGAACGCCTTCCGTGACCAGGTGGTGGTCGACGTCAGCCTCACCCTTTCCCAGCGGATGGCCAAAGCTCGTGAACGCACCAGCAAAAATCGACCCTGAGCAGGAACTGGTCGAGACCATCCTCTCGTTTGCCGATGATCCGCTGGGCTACGTCTGGTACGTCTTCCCCTGGGGGGAGCCGGGCACCGAGCTGGCGAACAAGACCGGCCCCAGGCAGTGGCAGATCGAGGTTCTGGATTCCATCGGCAAGAAGATCAGGGC